TCAACTGTTTGTTCTAAGTCAGATACTAATATACTTAAATGATCTAACCAAATAACTTTACAATCTAAACCTTTAACCATAAATCTTATTTTATTATATAAATCTGTACTATCCATTGAACCAAATGAATCATATAAACATAATCTTGATTGACCTTCATCATCTACTTGTGAAAACATTTCTCTAGCTTTCTCCATGTATACTGATTTATCAACTGTATCATTCATCTGTAATCTTACATCCATAGAAATACCAACTAAGTCTTTAGCTGTAGTTGTTAATGGTTCTTCTAAATGTATTAATGCCTGATTTAATTCTGTTTCTTTAAAGTAATGATATTGTAATTGTTTTAACATAGTTGTTTTACCACTACCTGTACCTGCTGTAATAGTCATTAGCTCAGACATTCTTATACCACCTAACATTTTATTTGTATTAGATAAGAAATCTGGAAATGGTATTGAGGTAACTTCTTTTTCATTTTCTAATTTTTCTATGATGTCTAAACCACTGAGTATTCCATCAGGTGTGAAAGGTTTAGCATCACGTAGAGCAATTTGTAATTCATTAGCTCTATTATTAACATACATATCACTAGCATCTTTCAATGGTAAAACTGCAATACGAACAAACTTAGGTGGAAATAGACTTGCGACTTCTAGTGCAGCCGCTTGTCCTGCTGTATCATTATCAAAACACAGCACAACCTCTTTGAATTTAAGTAACCATTCTAATTGTTTCTTCACATCTTTCTTAGCTGCATTAGCACCATTTGGGATACTAACTACAGGATACTTATTCTGTTGATTTTGTGAGATAGTCATTGCATCAATCTCACCTTCAGTAATTGTTATACTTATTTTTTTGTTCGGTTTCCAAAGATTCTGTCCAAACAATGTAGATGCTTTTGCATTACCTGTCCAACTAAAATCTTTATCTTTTGTTCTTCTTTTTTCTGCTACAATGTTCCCATCAGAATCATTATAGTATGTAATATGTGTATTATTATTTACACCATAAGAAAATTTCTTAAGTGTTGTTTCTGTTATTCCCCTAATTGAATTAGGATATTCTATAAAACTTGGATTAAATTCTTTCATTAATTGTCCCATCGAATCTGTTTCTGTTTCAGCTTTAACTGTCGTCCCACATGAGAAACAATGTGTGTTTCCATCAGAGTAATGTGCATTAGCATCGCTGCTACCACAGTTCTCACATGAACTTTTATGTAGATATTCACCTCCTTCACTCATCTTAATACTCCACTAATTTAGTTACTGTTGTATAATAGGAATTAGAACTTGATTCTCTCATTCCCCATTTCTTAAATGTCTCAACTCGTTTTTTAAAGTTAGGACAACCTTTAAATACCCTGCCATAATACATCAAAATACCTTCGCTTTTCATATATATTTCAAACTGAGAAAGAATGCCTTGTGCAATTGGTGTTCCTCTGAACTCAGGGTGTATATAAATATCTTCTATTAAAAATGTTTTTTCACCTTCTCTTACAAACTTAAAGAATCCATGTGTATAGAATTTAAATTCTGCATTATTATATTCTTGTGCCGCTTGTCTTAAAAGGTCAAATGCTTGTAAGCTGTGTGACTCTGAGGATTGCTCCATAGTCTTCTCCTTTTTCTTGGTATCGCTTAGTTGCTTTTAGTTCTGTTACCTGTATATCATCTGCCCAAAATAATTGTGCATATGTTATAGAATCTAAGTAAGCTTTAACGTAATTATCAATATCACCTCTTGGATACTCATTACTTGGCTTCTTAGGTTTATAACATATCAGTTCTAATTCAACTTTAAATGATACATTATCAACAGCATTAAATTTAGACTGTATAGTTTTAAAGAACTGATATATTTCTTTTCTAAAATCTGTATATCCTTTTGGATAATAATTCCCATACCTACTAATCCTTGGACGACTAGCAGGTGCAGGTTTTGTTGGTATAAATATTTTCTTAGAAGTCATAACCATCGTTACTTGGTGCTTCACTAGAATCCTCTTCTGATAATTCTAAAGCATCAAATCCTATATCACCACCATCAGCATGAAATTCAACTAACTTGGCAATCTGGATTGACTTTGGTTTACAGGATACGCCCTGTGTTCCCATGAAATCATAAGCTGACAGCTCAATCTTAGCTCTAATCTCTGAACCATTACCAACATTTAATGATGCTAGGTCCATTCCTTCTACCTTTTTTCCAAGTGCATTATAGATAACAGGTGGGTTAATAACATAAGATGTACCATCTTTCTTTTGTCCTACTGACTTAACTTTCAGTTTTAATTTATAAGAACCATCAGCCTCTTTATTGTACGGCTTACGTCCACCACCTAGTGAATCAATTTGAGAGATTAATTTGTGTGTCTCTGGGCTATCTTCTAATTTTAAACTGCATGTGTAGTTACCAAACTTATCTTCTTTAGTTAAAGAAAACCACTCTGCTTTACCGATTGGTGTAACTGCGTGTACTTTACTCATATTCTATTCCTTGTTTTATGGTAACTTCATCGTTACCTGTAATTGATTTTATTTTTATGCATTATAATTTCTATTATACCTTATAGCTCTTTTATTACTGCTACATGATTAAAGTTGTAAATAAGCTTATAGTCAAATTCTTCACATAGGCTTTTTATTGATGCCGATTCATAATGATTAGATAAAACACCGTCTTTGTCATGCCATCTAAAGGCGTCCCTCCAAATTATTTTTTCATCTTGCTTGAGTATCTTTTCCAACTCTTGAATGATTCCATTTCTTATAAACACATTCTGATAAATCATATACTTATCCCTTGTTTCTCTACGGTATAATCCATTATTATAACCAATAGATTAAATATTATTTAAAGGCGATAATAGCTTATCAACCTAACCACTACTTGAATCAGATGTAGGTCTGACTCCTACGCTACTCGCCAAGCACAAGCTCTGGTTCCGAACCCAGACTAATAGGCAGGTTACGCCTTGCGGAGGGGTTTTACACCTCTATACTGATTACAAGAACTCATACCATTTTAGGGGGAGAGATAGCTTTTTACTTCGTTCATCAGTAATATATAAACTATTTAAATAATTTATGAGTATCATATGTACCCATTCTTTCTATTGATTCTTTATCAACTTTAGTATTATTAGAATTACCTGCTTCAATTGAATTATTAAATGTTACTGTTCCATCTGGATTAAGTGTGTACTTCATGTTATATCCTTGTATTATATACATATATTATATATGTAATGTTTATTTTGTTTTCTTCATTAGTCCACCCTATTGAACTACCTGAAATCATTGACGTTTCGACAAGGGTTTTCTATCACTAGTCCACCCTATTGAAGTAGTTGAAATCAGGTTGTTACTGTGTGTAAGGTATTATAATTACTTATATTAATAATAAAATAATAGGTGTTATGTATAGTATGACTAAACATAATATACACCACCAAATTGGAGGTCTTTTATCCATTACTTACTCCTTTATAGTACCTGTACTTATCTTATACTTCTGCATTTCCTTTATATCATAATACTTATCACCATTACCTCTAGATACTTGATACCACACATCTTTATCTAGACCTAATGTTTTAGCTTCTAGGTCTGATTGAATGATAGATACTCTCTTTGTATCATCATCTCTAAAGGAGCCACTGGGTGTCATATAGTACGCAGTGTGTGTCATAACCTGAGCATTAGGTAACATTATTCTCTCATCACAAATATGTATCATATAAGTAAAAGCAATTGATTCTGCAGCACCTATAGTACAAATAATATATGCATTTTTAATAAATGGTATATCTTTAATAGCTTCAAAGATTTCAACGGAACCACCGTGTGACATAAATGCTACCTTAATGGGTTTATGTTCCCCAGTTACCTCTCCTAATTTAGCAGCTATTGTGGCAGGCATTAGTTGTCTTGTTATAACATACTCTGCTGAACCACCTTCTCTAAAGAATGTAGTATCTATAATAATATCATGGTCATTAATAATTCTTAATGATTTATCTGATAATACATAGTGTGTCTTCCTTGTGTTTGGTAGG